CATTGACTGTACGGATAATTTCACGGTTGATTTCTTGCAAGATTTCAGATGAAAGAATATTACTGAGTTCTTGCTCGGCATCTAAACCGTGAACTGCTTTTAAGTCTTGAACTAATTCAGTTGTGTATTCGGCCTTGAGGGCACGACTACGAGCAGTAACCGAAGTTCGTTCAATACTGAAAGACATTTCACGGAAATTGTTAGTTCCGTCGCCTAGACTTTCAGCAAGTGCAGTATCCATTCCTTGAATAGTCCCACCAGCCTTATTACGACCTATATTGTCATCTCCATCTCCGTCATCACCAATGTCAGCCGGAGTATCATAATAGGTAGACTCAAATGGATCTGTCTTTGCGGCAGCTGCATCTACACCATCAACATCATTAGCAGAACCACTTCCGGATTGACCAGTAGCAGCCTCATCAAATAATGCTTCTCCGTGAGTATCAACAATAGTACCACTCTTATTGACATAATTTGACTTCATGAAGAACACTAGTCCAGTAGGACCTGTCATTGGTTGTGTTCCAACTACGTCATAAGCAATTAGTTGAGGTGTTGATCTACGAACTAAACTAATTAGTACAGGATCAAATCCAGCACGAGCCCCGGCACCTGTAGCTGCACCGGATAAACCAGTAGCTGGTGAAGCACCAGCTGCAGAACCAGTGTTAGAGGTTGGGGATGCCTCAGTCAACAATGCACGTTGACCTTCTACCATATATTGTTCTTGAATTGCCTTTTCTTGATTTTCCAACAAAACGGCAGTTACAGCACGTTTATATTGATCTTTAATTTCCGGTAATCCTTCGTGATTAAGAACCGGCGCCCACTTTTCTTGGAGCAGGCGAGAATTTTGAGTTAAATTATCCATCTCTATTTTACTCCTCTATTTTTTTATAGAATTCTATCAAGTGTGGATGTGTAGACGCCCATGGCATCACTAACTTGTTGTACGGGTTCTTCGTCCACTTCATTTTCTTCTGTCAACACTTTTTTGGTTGAAGGGAAATAACTTTCTTTTAAAGATTCAACTTTCTCTTTGTAATCTTCCTCAGAGACAAATTCAATACTTTCGGAAAGTTCCTTGATTTTTACTGCTTCAGTATCAACTAATTTCTCAGTGATTTCAGAAACAATGGATTCCTTAGTAAATTTTTGTAAAGTTTCTTTTAAGTCAACGGCAAATTTTCTTTCTTCGTTCAATTCACCTTGTAGTTTTTCTACTTGTGTTGTCAATTCAGAAACTACATCAACCTTTTCTTCAGGAATATCAATATAACTTTCTTTAAACAGAGTTTTCAGTCCAGTTATAAATTGTTCACTTAGTTCGTAACGAATTCCTTGTTCGACGGAAAGTTTATTTTCTTCCATCCATTCTTCTACGACATAATTCAGATATTTGTCAACCTGATCTGAAATATCATCAGTTTTTTCTTCCTGAACATCTTTCTGCTCTTCCGTTTCTTCCGTTTCTTCCTCAACCATTTCGTCAAGAATTCTCTTAACATTACTGGTTACGGCAGCTTCCAGAATAGTCGTGGCTTTGGTTTTAAATTCTTCACTTAAATCCTCACCATCGAATAGAGCGGAAATATCATCAGAAGGATCATATTTGATAAGCTCTTCCATGTTTATCTCCTCGTTTTTGCCTCCATATAGACGTTTATAGAGACTTGATTTTTTAGTTTTTGTTAAATTCCTATCAGCACCAGAAGTATGTGCTTTTCTACGAGCTTTTCTTAAAGACATACCCTTTTTTCTGCTCTCGGATTTATTCTTCTTCTTTTTGGTCACCTTACCGGATTTATCAACAGAAATAGTATACTCATTGCCATATTTACTTTTCATTTTGTTAAACTTTTTTGCAGTTGTAACTCCATGATCCTTGGCAACCGATATACCAGTTTTTTCTTGTATGTCCATAAGCATTTTTCCTATGTAAGTATATTTATAAAACTTTATAATTTAACATTATTTATAAATTTTTGAAATGCAGACAATGCCAATTCTTCCCTTTCAGCTTTTGTTTTGTCCAATTTCTCTTTCAGTTCTTCTACATCTTGCTCCTGAAGCAACCCATTATTCCAAACCCATTCTCTACCTTCCATTATCCCTTGCACGAAGGCATTCGGTGCAGAGGGATCGGCAACTATATCGGCGGCAGTTGCCAAATGGAAGTCATCTTTAACAAGTTTAGTTCCATCTGATTTTTCTTCTAATGAACCCATTCCACGAGAAGATACACCTAAACGAGCACCTTCTTTAAGAAGTCCAGCAACTATTTTACCATTAGGAGTTTCTTTAAGAACCTTTGCCTTTCCAACCCAATCATTACCACTACGTCTCATTTCAGTAATCATATGGGAAACACGATCTAAATTAATAGTCGGTCCTTCTGGGTGGCCAAGTTCTCCAAATGCTCTATTCTCCTTAACATAATCTTTTTTATATCGCCTGACTTCACGTTCAAGAATTTCTCTTGGATAACTTCTTTTATTTCGATTTACGGTTTCAGATTGTAAAAAAATTCCCTCAATAAAAAGAGATTTCTTACCATCTGCTTCCTCTTCAAAAAAATCTAAATCTTCGTGTAATTCAGTGATAAGCTTCATATTACCTCCTTTTATCTAGGATCGTTATATCCAAATCCAGTTTCTTTTCTAATTTTTATAATTACAGTATAACCTGTTATGGTACCCTGCTCAATTAATTTAATACCCTTGGCGGCGGTTTGTAATATAGGAGAAAAATTAATACCATGAGTTCCTGTATTCAAAGAACCGTTTCCAGAGAGTACCAATAATGGGGCATTTGATGCTCCAGTTGCATCGTGGGCCTCAACACAAATTGTTCCCCCACCATTAATAATCCATTGGGCACCCACGATAGATATTTGTTTTGTTCCACTTGCATTAGCAGCTGCATTTAAGGCACTTATATCCCAAGTATCTTCACCACTATCTGTGCCTGGTGCAGATTTGCCAGTGAACTTAAATTCTGAAAAGCCTCCATTAGAGGCAGTGTCATATAATTCTGCCATAAGATTATTCCTCTGGGTTAATTAGTTTGTCTAATTTAGATAGAGATTCCTTTTCCTTAGAAAATAGTTGCTTTCCAATTTCAACCTTTCTATCTGCTAATGCAGACTTTAATCTATCTCCCATCTCCGCCTTAAATAATTCTTCGGCATCAACGGGTTTTTCATTCTTTATTGCATCAACTAATTTATCCAATCTATTTTCCATTTTAATTTCCGTCCTTATCAATTTCATCTATAATTTCTTCAAGATTATTTATATGTTGCAATTCTGGATAATCTTCTTTATTACCATTTAGATGTAATTGCTCAAAATCTTCCTGTGTATCAGAGGGAGGTTCTCCTTCTTGGGGTTCCATTGCCATTTGAGCAGCCGCAGGTTCTCCCCATTCAATTGTTGCTTCCTGTGCAACTTTACCGCCATCAACCTCAGCATCAATTTCCTTTTGCATAGTTCTAACTTCTTCATCGGTCAACTGCAAAATATTTTTCTTAATCCAATTCATCGAGAAATATCTACCAGCATAAGAGGTAACATCTCTCATCATTTGCATTCTACTGGAAATTAATTCTGAATTTTTAATTTCACGATAATAAGAATCCTCTGCCCAATGATAATTAATTGCTGGTCTGAATTTTACCCAATCATCAGGTTTAATAATTCCTCGCAACACCAATTGAGTTCTTAATAGTGTATCAAAAACACTACTAAATTGATTTCTCAATCTAATAATAAACTTGCTAAATTTCAATTCATCACGACTAATCTCCGATTCTCTACCTAAAGAAAACCCATCTGCCTGATCCAATCTCGATGGAGGAACATTTAATGCTTTATATACCTTTGTCTGAAAAAATAAGACATCTTCCATTTCCCCAAGGTTAGTTCCACCTGGCAATGTAGAAATTTCAGTTCCTCTTCCGCCTTCTCTACGGGGTAACCAAAAATCTTCTAGCATTGACATGTGTTTTCTATCATCTTTTAATTCACCAGTATTGGCATCATAAACTAATTTATTTTGATACCTATTCATCGTATCTTTCAAATATTGCTCAGCCTTTGCTTTGGGTAAGTTACCTACATCAATATAAAACACACGACGCTCAGGAGAGCGAACAATCCTGTAGGCCATCATAGCGTCTTCTAAGAGTGTTAACTGTCTCCAGATTCTTCTTGACGGTTCAAGGACAGATGTTCCATAGGGAACATACTTATCATTGCCAAGAACTCTAAAGTGTGCTATCTGCCAATTTTCAAAAGTCACACCTGGCTGTGAATCTCCAGACCAATAGTATTGAACATAATTTGGATTTGTCTGATCCTTGCCTTCGAGTCTTTCAACTTCTCTAACGGGCAGTGGTATGACATTTGTAACTCCCAGATCATCAT